CTCGCTTCGCTCGCCCCTACATTGGAGGTTGTTGGCTCGCACTCGGTACGGGATTTTGTGCGTGGGCTCTTGACGACTGGCGAGTTGTGGCTACAATGCTCGTATGCCCAAGGGGCAACATTACAAAAGGAGAGACGAGATGCCAAGTGAGAGATTATTGAGGGCGAGCGAATTGCCACCGGGAAGCAGGATGTTCCCGAGGCAGGGATCGGCGTTGACAGGGCAGGAGATTGGGGAGGCGATTGTGAGGGTCGTAGGGAGAATGCTCGAAGCTGAAGAGGTCGAGCCAATTGAGATAAATGCGGTTATAAATGAATTAGATGAGCAAATGGCCCGGGGATGGTGGCGAGCACCGCATCTTACGTTTCCGAGGGCTATATTGTGGTTTGAAATTGCAGCGGGTGAAGGAGAGACGTGGTGTGATATTCAGGTGGATTTGGGAGTTATAGGATCAGCTACTAATAAAGTTCACTTAAAGACGGGTGTAGGGATGATGAGAGTAGAACCTAAATCTCTGCAATTGGGCCCAAGCAGGATCCCCGACCAGATGCGAGAGGAACTTGGGCTCCCGCTGACGGCGCACTTCCGCCTGCCTGACGGATCGGTGGTCCTGGCCGAGCTGGCAGATCCGACAGCGGAGGAGGTTGGGGAGACGAGAGGGTGGTTTAAGGGACCTAACTATCACATCCCAATCCCAAGACCAGAGCAGACCGAGCCGAGTTCGGAGTTTAGCTTCGATCCCGCCAACCTTGTGGCGACGCCGCCCCCAGCGCCCCCAGTTCCGCTCCCTGTTGAGAAGCCGGTTGCGAAGACGGCTCCGAAGTTGGTGGCGGGGAAGGGAGGTCGGAGATGAGCCTGATGACTCTACAGATGGATTTGCAGGAAACAAACCGGCAGTTGGCCCGGATTGCAGATGCCCTTGAGGCTCTTGCCCCCACTCCAAAGCCAATCCCGGTTGAAGAATTTATACGTCAAGCTGCTAAGGTAAGCCCGACTTCCCCTGCTGCGACCTGGGAACAGACACGAAGGGAGATGGAGAGTCAGGGTAGATGGGAGGAGATCGTGGCGGGGGCTTATGGGCCGAGGAGTTTGAGGAGGGAGTGATGATAGGAACGATTATTATAGTATTGTTGGCCTGTATTATTGGTGGATTGTTTTTTAGGGGACTATATTCATGGCCCAAGAATTGATACGACGACCAATGGAAGGAATGGAGGCCGCTTCGCGGCGGTATCCACCCCTGCCCGTGAAGGCCCCCGGCGAGTTCGTCGTGGGGTCGCTGGAGTGGGTCGCCAGTGCCGCCTACGGGGGGAAGGACCAGATGATGGAGCTTGCATGGTCGTTAGCGGCGAGCCAGGGAGGGGAGTGCAGGCCGGAGTTCAGGGAGTTTATCGATGCGTGGTTACATTATGAGCAACAACATCAGGAAGGGGTGTTGGAGGCGCGAGCAACCCTCAATCAAATTGCGATGGCCCTTAAGGGAAAATTCAGCGCAGCGGAGTTCGTTGAGTGGTTGGCTCGTGGGATTAGTCATATGTGCAATCTTGTTGCCAGACAGAAGTTAGCCCTTGAGACCGATGGGATCATCAAGATGGCGGTGCAGGTAGCTATGACCCCGGATGGGCATCGAGATAGAAAGATGCTGCTGGAGAGCCAGGGGATTGTGACGACGGGTCCGGCGATTAGCATCCAGAACAATCAGGTTGCCGTAGGCAAGGTGTCGATGGGAGCCAGGGAGCGCGATGAGATGAAGTCACCACTGCTCAAGTTCCGTGGGACGATGCAAGGGGTGGATGATGCGGTACGGGGGCAGGTAATAGATGGAGAGGTAATTGAATGACCGGACTATGGGCACGAACAGAAAAAGACCTAGACAAGCTCATCCGATTTGCCCAGGAGCAAGGGATCGAAGTGTGGGGCAAAGAATGTCGGGGAAGTTGGATATGTTGGATGGATTTGGAGAGGGAGTTGATTGGCCAGTTTAATGAGATGTTGAGAATAGTGGGATTGGTTAAGGAGGAAGAGTGATGGAAGGACGCAAAAACGATCAAGGCAAGTTGCGAATGGATCTTGTGCCGGTGACGGCGATGAGGGCGATGGCGCGCGGATTCGGATATGGGGCAGACAAGTATGAGGCTTGGAATTGGACAAAGGGGCTTTCGACAGGGCGGTTGTACGGAGCTCTGCTCCGTCACCTGACCGCGTGGTGGGATGGGGAGGAGATGGATCAGGAGAGCGGGTTGTCGCATTTAGACCATGTGTTGTGCTGTGCCGCGATGTTAGAGGGGACAGTGACGGGCGGGTTGGGGGAGGATGATAGGCCTAGAAAAACTCAGACTGATACCCGTTGGTTTCAGTGCCCCGAATGCCGGCATCTATATAAAGATAGAAATTGTAGCTGCTAACTATGTACTCCTCCCTCATCATCTCCCGCAACCTCGATCTCGCCAGCGCCGAGATACGTAAGCGCCACCCAGAACTGCCGTCAGGCTGGGAGCTCACTCACAGTACGCCGGGGGAGATCGAGGATATGGTCGGTCATTTTGACTCACTCTTGGATGATCGAGGGAATCTGACCCGCGAACTGACATGGGAGGAGCAGATGTGGGTGTTGCAGGAGACTACCCTTTGTAAGCTCGACTTTTTGTATTTCGGCTCCAGGTACGGGAAGGTGGAGACCGAGGAGAGCCGGGTCACCGGCTTCACGCCAAGGCTTGCCCAGAAGATCGTTCTCGAAGAGTTCCTTGCCCCGATGGAAGAACAGCACGTCGCCCTCATGTTGATGTTCCTGAAAGCCCGGCAGCTGGGGATTACGCTGTTGTGGCAGTTGTTGATCGCCCACCGCACCTTCTTTTGGCCCAACGTCAACACCCTCACCGGGTCGGCGGTCGAAGCAAAATCCAGGAAGATGGTCGGCAAGCTAGAGTTTTTGTGGGAACGCCTGCCCTGGTGGCTCAGACCTCGGATGACTTCCCATAAGGTTGGGGAGAAGATGGAGTTTGGGGACCTCAACTCGGGGATTTATGTGCAGTGGGGAAACCAGAAGTCGGGCATTGGGCGAGGAGATACCCCTTCTGTAAGTCATCTGTCCGAGGTGGCCAGCTTCGAGAACCCGGACGAGCTTATCGATTCCGCGTTGGTAAGGGCGCAACACGAAAACCCCTTCAGTCTTCTGGGCTTCGAATCGACCGCCGAGCGCACGGGTGACTGGTGGCACAAAACTTGGGACTTTAACAAGAGGATGGATCGGCAGGGGCTCGCGAGGTTGAAGCCGGTCTTTCTACCCTGGTTCGTCGGCGTCGAGCTCTACCCCAAGCAGGCTTTCCTTCGTCGTCGCCCCATCCCGCTAGACTGGCAGGTCCCTGAACATATTGAGCGCCACGCTCGAGCCTGCGAAGCCTACGTTGAGGCGACCCCCTATCTATCGAAGCACCTGGGCGAAGGATGGCGGCTCCCGATCGAACAAAAATGGTTCTATTACCTGGATCACTTGGAGCATAAAGAAAAAGGTGAGCTCCACCTCTTTTTGCGCGAAATGCCTGCCACCCCCGACGAAGCGTTCCAAAACGCCAACCCCTCCGTCTTCCCGATCGAAGTCATCTCCCGCGTGCGGGACGAAGCGCAACAGGCCAGGCCGTTGGGTGTCTTTGAAGTGAGGGGGAGGGAGATTAGTGGGGAATATCTGCTGGGCGTTCCCACGACAGGCAACCCGCGCACTGTTAGGTGCCTTGACAAAGGGGGCAAACAGGTCGGGTTGTTTGAGTTGTGGCCGCTGGTGGAGGAGGGGTGGCCGGACGCGGACCCGGAAGGGAAGTTGTTTGTGTGGGAATGGCCGAAGATGGGGGAGGAGTATGGGATTGGGATTGATCCCAGTGAGGGCGTGGACCAGGATTGGTCAGTCATCACTGTGGTTAAGCGGGCGACTCCCGAGCACCCTGATGTCCAGGTCGCGGAATGGGCCAGTAGGCAGGTGGGTCCGCACGATCTGTGGGCCTGGGCGTGGTGCCTAGGGCATGTCTACACGACGCAGCGCAGGCAAGGTGGGTGGCGTGAGCCACGGATTGTTGTCGAGACAAATATTGCCGCAGGCGATGCGGTACAGGCTGAACTCCTGAAGCGAGGGTGGGGGACGTTCCACCAACAGATGGATCTGACGAAGTTGGGGAGCAGAGGGAAAGGCCGGGGACCGAAGGCCCGGCTGGATGCCATCGGTTGGCGTACAACCCGAGCCAACCGCCCGAAGCTCATCTCCCTCGCCCGCAAGATGGTTCGTGACGGGACGTTCCAGGTGAAGTCGCCGTGGCTCGCCAAGTCACTCAGCGATCTGGAGTACAACGTGGACAAGGCGCGCATCGAAGCCACCCAAGGCAAACACGACGACCACTTTTTTGCCGCTGGCCTGATCCTTACAAGCTGGTACGACCCAGAGATTTATGGTAGTCTGCCGTCGGCGTGGAAAGGAGAGAGGGATTGGCAGGCGGCACTCAAGGTCAGGCCCAGGTATAATGGAGGCGAGGTAATAGGGGGTGCGGCACGCGGGATGGGCCCAAAGGTGGCAAAAGTGGACGGGAGATCTGTTGTTTATGGAGGACTTAAATGACACAAGAAGTGCATGGGACGTTTGAGGAGGCGTTGTGGCAGGCGGCGCTCGGGCTAAGGAATGATGAGACGATCAGCTTGCACCGAGAGATTCCGGGGTGGGGCATCGAGCAACACCTTGTTGAAGGGTGTTGGTGTAGGCCGCTGGTGATGACGCAGTTAGAGCGACTTGAGCCAGCCCGGCTGTTGCAGGATTACAATCGGTGGTGGGTAGTGCGCCGGAAATTGCAGAGGGAGAATTAAAGATGCCAATGCATGATTTTCAGTGCCGGGCCTGCGGCCATCAACAAGAGCGGATGGTGACGTGGCAAACGAGGACGGTCAAATGCGAGAAGTGCGAACGTAAGGCGGAGAGGGTGTGGTTGAGTAAGGGGGAGCGTCGACTGCTGGAGCAGCCGATCGTGCTCCACAAATACCCCGACGGGACCTACGGTGCGCCGGGTAGGTGGGATGCCAAGACGCCCGCAGGGGCAGAGCGGATCGAGATCCGATCAATGGCTGAGTATGATTCTGTGATGAAGAAGTGGAATGCGCGCGAGGAACGGGAGGCCCGAAGACGGCACGAAAAGCAGGAGGAATGGAGGGCGCAGGGGTTGCAGTTTGGTAGGCAGGCGATTATGGAACAGCTTGCTCGGACTGATGATCCCCTCGCTAAGGACTTGCTAAGACAGTCGTTGGAGCGTGATCACCGCAAGGAATTTCACTACACTCCCATTATGAATGAGGCGATGGAATACAATGCGAGCAATCGGGATGAGTGGTGGACTCGCGAGACCGGATTGAGAGGGAGGAAGTAGTGCCAAGGGGAAGTAAATATGAACAGATCTGGACGAACGAAGATGGGTGGAGCGATTGGTTCTACCCGCAGATGTCGAGGTATGAGATGGCCTGTTGCGACTGCCGCTTGGTGCATGATATCGAGTTTCAAATCGTCGAGCGCACCGAGGTCAAAAAGAGTGGGGAGTTTATGCCGAAGGCAGTGAGAAGGAAGAAATTTCAAGTTGGTATGCGAGTAGCTCGGAACAATCGGGCAACCGCAAATGCCCGTAGGGCAAAAGGAGATCAGGATGGCTAATGGATCACCGGCCCTTATGGGCGCTGGCGCAAACAGACCGTCAAGGTTCGAGGCCCCGTTTATGTGGGATGGCAGCCAGGGACAGAAGGATAGGTTGATAGGGTGGATGGGGGAGGCTGTGGCGGAGGGAGAGAGCTTTTTGCGCGGGCAGCGGTCGTATGAGTTTGTGGATGTGAGTCATAGGATTATGGCGGATGTGGGGTTTGATGAGCTCCCGCCGACCCTGAGCCACGCTTCGCTCAATTTCGTAAAGCGAGACGTTCGGGAGCTTGTGGCTACCCTCTCCAACCCCCGCCCTATCACCGCCTTCCGCTGCGACAACCCAGACTACAGCCAGCAATCCTGGCTCTTGAACGCTATGTATCAGGCGTGGTATTGGGAGAGCTTGGCTGACCGTAACTTGCGTACCGCCCTACAATATGCGGCAGTTGAGGGCACCGGCTATTTGATGACGGGGTGGGATCCGGGGTTTTGGGGCCCAGGCCGGGGTGGAATTACTCTCGAGGGTCTTGGAGTGGATAGTGTCCTTCCCATTGGGATCCCACCCGAGTCGTGGGACTTACAGAAGGCCTATGCGGTGATCATCCGGCGTCGTGTTCCGATTGTCGAAGTTTTGCGAAGATTTCCGGAATATCAGGATCGCCTCGCACCAGATGGGGATATATCGAGCTGGGGGCGCAGAGCGTGGAATGCCCTCAAGGCCAGGGTTGTACCAACCGTCCACAACACGTATGGCCAGGATCGTGGCTACCGTGACGTTGACCCTAGCGGTCGCGCCCTCATCACGGTGTACGACATCTACATCAACGACGCCGCGGTCAATGCGAGTGGTAAGACGATGCAGATGGGAGTGCCGGGCTCACCTTGGGAATACCAGGTCCCCACCTTGCACGGTGACATCCCAACCGGGGTTTACGACAACGCCGGTCGCCCCTTGACCCGCAGAGCCGACTACCACGACGCCAGAATATTCCCTTATCGTCGTCACCTCGTCTGTACCCGTACCCAGGTCCTGTATGATGGGCCCTCGCGCTGGTGGCATGGGGAAGTGCCCCTTGTTAAGTTTACGCTGGATGATTGGCCGTTTGAGTACTGCGGCGTGCCGATCACGAAGGAACCTGCGAAGGCCCAGGCGATGATGACCTCTCTTCTGAGGGCCTACGATGACAGCGCCAACGCTCGTCTTCGACCTGGCCTCGGGTACGATGGCAATCGCGTCAACCCTGAAACCGCCAGGTCCTTCGACCCCCGCATGGGCGGGCAGGTTGTAGAGATGAACGATATGATCGGGGAAGCGTTCAAACTCCTGGTCGATCCTGCCTACTACAACATGCAATCCGACATCCTCCCGCTGATCCAATGGATCAAGGAAGAGGGTACGAAGCTGACGGGGTTGCATGATCTTTTGTCGATGCAGAAAGCCGCCCAAATACCCTCAGGTGATACGATCGAGAAGATGACCGAGCTCGCAGGGCCGATTGCAACCGATATGGCCCGCAATATGGAAGCCAGTCTGAGGAAACTTGGAGAGCAGTGGAAATGCTTGACGTTTGAGTTTGAGAATGTCAGACGTAGGTTCCAGCTATTGGGAGCCAACGGAGTCACAGCTCAGGACTATGACTTTGACCCCACACAGCTCGTGCCAGACGCTCTGACAATGCCTGGCGTCCCACCAACTGCGACCCGTTTCGAACGAGCCCGGGCCCACATGGACAACTTCCGGTTCTCCATCCTGCCCAACTCGATCTATCAGCAAACGCAATCGCAACGTAGGATGGCCTTGCTTGCCCTGGCTGACCGCGGGATGCCCATCTCGCCCTACACCATCCTCGAGGCCTTCGATGTTCCCAACCCCGGCAATCCACCCCCGGACGCTGAGGGCAAGTACCCGACGACTGAGATTGACAAATGGAAGGTCTGGCAGGAACAGCAACTTCAAATGCAGATGGAAATGCAAATGCAGATGATGCAAGCACAACAAGCCATGAACCCCCTCGCCGCCCTTGGACAGGCCATCCAAGGGGCGATGGGGGGCGAGGGCGGAGGAGGTGCAGCCCAGGGGGCGAGCCCAAAAGGCCGACCGGGTAGACCGCCGACTGCCCAGAAATCTCCCCATATGGAGGAGAAGCGGGATGCGCTAGGGGTACCGAGGACTACGATTGCAGAGAGTTAAGGAGACAAAATGGAATTTGCAGCCGGAATTATAACAGGAGCGGTGATCGCGTTTGCGCTCGCCGCCATTATTGAGACAATGATCACCGGACCGCAGGAGCCGCCGAATGATTAGTCTAGCACTTACTGTGGCGATTTATTTCCAGCCGGTCAGACATCCGGATGGTGCTTGGATGTACGATTCCCGTACATCCATCCGAGAGCCCCTTGACAGGACCTCCCGCCCCCTGCTACAGTTACGCCCGTAGAACATCACCTCTCACCCTCCCTCCCCAAAAGGGCTCGTCACTCCAAATGGCGGGCCCTTCTTGTCGTCACCCTTCCAGCCCTCCACTTGACCCCATCCATCCGGTTATGATACACACTCAGCGTATTGAAATATGACACACGGCGATTCGCGCCGACGGAGGAAACCACATCAATGCCTTTACCACTTATGCCTCAAGGAGCCGCCCCGATGGGTGGGCCACAAATGCCCCCCACTGAGCCAATGATGCCGGGCGGAAATCCCGGTGGCGGGATTGATCTTATGTCCCTCCTTGGCGCACCCGGTGGACCATCAACCGACCCTTCAGCTTTGCCGATGGCGGCGAGCTCAGCCCTGCGGCAGTTCGACCAGATCAGCACAATGGTACAAGATCTGGTGCGAATGTTCCCTGGCAACGAGGACGCCGCTCGACAAATCATGGAGGGTGTGGAACGGTGGAAGCAGGCAGTCGTGGTCTCCGTAGCCCCGCCAACCAGCGCAATGCCGGGGGCGGGCATGATGTTGTAAGGACAATCCAACCACGGACAACCCTTGTTGCCCCCTTACGGACAAGGCAACAACGGCCCAAGAGGACCCATGCCAACATATCGAGAACAGATCGAACAAACTGTCGATCAGATGGTTAAACAGGGACGGATACAAGAGGCGATGCGCTCGCAGTATGTAGATCTGCTGGCGAAGGATGAGGGTGTAGCGCAGGAGTTTGCGGGTCGGTTTATGCGGCACGACGACTACACGCGCAAAACCCAGGAGGTAGCGCGGCAGCGCCAGGAACAGGAAGCCAGGATTCGGGCAGAGGAAGCTCGGGTGGCTCAGGAACGACAGGCCCTCCAGCAGTGGGAAGCGGAAGCGAAGGCGGAGATGACTAGACTTAGAGGTCTGGCGGATCAATACCCGGAGCTTCACGCCAAGGTCGCGGCTTACGAGCAGGCCCTGGCGGATTTCAATATGACCGAACATGTAAAAATCCCTACAGTGGGAGGAGGACAACCAGCCGTGACACCACAGAATCCATACGCACCGCCAGCACCCAATGTGCAAACCACCCAGCAAACCAGTAATTATCTGACCCGCGAAGACGTTGGAGCATTCGCTCAGCAGATGCTGGAGCTCAATGCTAAGACCCTCCAAATCGCCGGTCAGCATCAACGACTCTTCGGTCAGCCCCTTGAAGACAACATTATCATGGAAGCCATGAGCGCGGGCCAGGATCCCCAGGCTTATTGGGAGTCTAAATACAACGTTCCGGGCAAGCGCGCCGAGATTCAAGCTCGTGAGCGCGAGGCCGAGATTGCCCGCATCCGTGAGGAAGAGCGAGCCAAGATTGTAGCCGAGTATGCGACCGACCCCTCCCGCCTGATGGGCGGCCAGTTTGCAATGGATACCAATCAGGTTCCTACTTCCAAGGCTTTCGACACAATCAGCTCTCGTGGCCTGACCCCAGAATCCGCGCCAGCCCCAGAGCTGGCTCACCCCCAGCTCGCCAAGCAACAGCGCGTTGAACGCGCCGCAGCGACTTGGGATCGCCTATTCGATGCCGGAGGCAACCCGCGCCAAGCGGGAGGCCCGACTGGCAGCTTCTAACCAGAGGCAGGGTCCGTTTGGACCGTCTCACACACACATTTGAGGTTTCAATGGACCCTTTAGTAAATGCGATTAACGCCATCACGTATCAGGAGATCTGGCCGAACCAGATCACTGATAACTTTTTCAAGGCTATCCCGTTCTTCACCTACCTGCGCGATAAGTGCATTGTGGACTTCTCGGGTGGGACGTATCAGCAGTACGCCT